TTTTCTCTACACTGTAAACGGTGCTGATAATCCACTGTATTTGGATGGGGCGACATGGCAGGAACCCGTCATCACCGGGATTTCCGCATCCGACATCATCCATATCAACGCTTTCAAGAACCGATTGTGGTTTACGCTCGTTGATTCTTCGGATGTCGCTTATCTGCCGGTGGATTCGATCCAGGGCGCCGCGGTGAAATTCCCCCTCGGAGGATTATTCACCAAGGGCGGCTTCCTGATGGCGATGGGAACGTGGTCGATCGATGCCGGGGATGGTCCGGACGATTACGCCGTGTTCCTATCTTCAATGGGCCAATGCGCGATTTACCGCGGTATTGATCCGGCATCGGTTACGGACTGGAATCTGGTTGGCGTGTTCGACATGGGCGCCCCGATCGGCCGGCGCTGCATGACGCGGGTCGGAGCTGATATCGCCCTGATTAGCATTGACGGCGTGGTTCCGCTTTCCAGGGCAATGATCTTCGAACGCGCCGCGGTGGTGAAGGCAACCCTGACGGAACGAATTCAGCGGGTCATGAATCAGTCGGCTCGGAACTACAAGAATAATTTCGGCTGGCAGTTGATCTCGTATCCTCGCGGAACAAGGGCAATCCTCAACGTTCCAATTGAGGAAAACACCAATCAAGTCCAGTACGTGATGAACACGATTTCCGGGGCATGGTGTCAGTTCATCGGCATGAAGGCCAATTGCTGGGAATTGCTCAACGAGGATCTGTATTTCGGGGGCAATGACGGAGTGGTCTACAAGGCCGATACCTCGGGTACGGACGCGGGAAACACGCTCTCTGCCGACATGATGACGGCCTATAATTATTACGGGATGCGGGGGAATCAGAAGCGCTGGACCATGTGCCGTCCGCAGCTCACCACGGACGGGCAGGTGAATCCCGGTCTTGCCTTGAATGTCGATTTCCGGGACGACGCGCCGCTGTCCGTTCCCTCAACCCAGATCGTGGCGGCTTCGCTGTGGGACGTTGCGCTGTGGGATCAGGGGCTATGGGCGGGGGATATCCGAACCAAAGCGAACTGGGATTCGGTTGACGGGATAGGTTACTGTGCATCGATCCGATTGGCCGTGGATATTGAATCCGTCCAGCTAGGTTCACCGGGGCTATGGGGAACAGCGGTTTGGGGAACGTCAATCTGGGAATTGGCGATCGCGGATGAAGTGGTGTTGCAGGTAAACGCGTTCGATGTCGTGATGGAGCAGGGAGCAATCGTATGATCCTGCTCGGTCATGACGAGACTGTGGCTCAATGGGTCGGTTCCATCACCGGAAAACCGTTTCACCCTCCATTCACGGCGATAGGGGCAATTGACCTTGAGGGCCATCTGACCGGCGGGTTCGTGTTCACAGGCTACAACGGCTCGTCGATCGAGATGTCGCTAGCCGGCGCCGGTGTCATGAACCGCGGGCTGTGGCGGGCGATCATGGCTTATGTGTTCGACCAATTAGGCTGTGACCGGCTGCAGATGCATACGGCTGCCAGCAACAAACACGTTCGGAAACTCGCCCCCCGGTTCGGGTTTGCCTATGAGGGCAAATCACGTAGATTCTACGGACGGGAGGACGCATTTGTCTATTCGCTGGTGAGGGATGACCTTTCGTCATTCCGCAGGCGATGGAGGCTATAGATGGACTCCCCTCAGGCCCCGGCTGCACCAGATCCCGCAGCCACCGCTGCCGCACAATCCGCTTCCAACAAGGCAACCGCTGTTGCTCAGTACGGACTGAATGCGACCAATCAGGTAACTCCGAACGGCAGCCTGACTTATAGCCAGAATGGCACCTGGGCCGATGGTACGCCGCGATTTACCGCGACCACAGCACTGTCAGACCAGCAGCAGTCTCTTTATGACAAGAGCAACGTCACTCAAAACAATCTGGCGGACATAGGCAATCAGCAATCTTCCCGTATCGGAGCATTGTTGAATACGCCAGTAAACCTCAACACCGCGACTGAAGATAAGATCAATCAGCTCGGAGCCGCGCGGCTTGATCCGAGATTTGCCAAGGAAGGTGCAGCACTTGATACCCAATTGATCAACAAGGGAATCCGGCCTGGATCTGAAGCATGGAACAATGCACAACTAGCCCAAAGCCAATCCAAAAACGACGCCTATAACCAGCTTTACCTGAGCGGGCGCGGGCAAGGTGCGCAGGAAGCGCTGACCGAGCGTAATCAACCGATCAATGAAATCTCCGCACTGCTTTCACAGTCTCAGGTCAGCCAGCCGAATTTCACGAACACGCCGCAGCCGGGCGTTGCTCCGACCGATGTTATCGGTGCTCAGCAGCAGAGCCTGAATCAGCAGAACGTTGGTTATAATGCACAGGTGGCGCAGCAGCAGGCGCTGACGAACGGTTTGTTCAAGCTTGGAGGCTCTGCCCTTGGCGGCTGGGCGATGTCCGACATTGACACCAAGGAAAACATCGATGTCGTCGGACAGCGTGACGATGGATTGCATGTGATCGACTTCGACTACAAGCCGGAATTCGGCGGAGGGAAGGGCAACCGCGGCTTCATGGCTCAAGAGGTGGCGCAGGTCTATCCCGAGGCCGTGGCGCGCATTCCCGAGATGGGTAACCGGATGGCCGTCAATTACGACAAGGTGCCACGCGGATTGATGGCGCTGGGGAAGGCCGCCTGATGGCCGACAGTTCCACATATGACGACGCCACGCTTGCCCGGCGCTATGCGATGGCTCAGGCTTTGATGCAGAAGAAAGAACCTGTCCGGAATTGGGCGGAGGGGCTTGGCAGCATGGCTGAATCCGCGCTTGGCGGGTATCAGATCGCGAAACTAGATAACGAGCGCAAGGCCGAAAAAGAGCAGGGCAAATCAGACCTCTACACCTCTCTCGGGTTGCCGCCGCCTGCGGCTTCCACGGCAGCGCCAGAGGGCGGCTTCCAGAAGCTGGCGGCGCTATTGAATGGCGGTGGAGCGGCCCCGTCAGGCGCCATGCCTGCATCCCTGCCGCCTCCAGGCTCAGACCAAGCTTCGTATGCTCCGCCTCCTGCCGCACCGCCGACCACATTCCGGCCCGGCATAACCGCGCCTGCCGGTCCTATGCCGCCGGATACTACGGGAAAGATTTATTCGAACAACGAACCGAGCCCGCTCGATCCCCCCGTCGGCGCCGATCGCGCCAAGATGATGGCGACCATCCTCGGGGAAGCCGGAAACGAGTCCCAGCTCGGCAAGGATGCCGTCGCCTCGGTGATTCGTACCCGTGCGGTTGATGGCGGCTATGGTGGCGACACTCCGTCTGCGGTGGTCACGGCGAAGAACCAGTTCGAGCCATGGAATACCGACGCTGGCAAAGCCCGGATGGCGGCTGCTTTGCTCAATCCGGCTCAGGCATCCGCCGCCGACGCTGCGATTAAAAGCGCCTACGGCGAAGGCGGGAAGGCGCCTAATGACCCAACCGAGGGGATGACCCATTTCTACAGCCCCGGCGGACAGGCTGCCCTTGGCCGTCCCGCGCCCGCCTGGGCCGGTGGGGACAGCGTGACCATCGGCGGGCATGTGTTCAATTCGCCTGATGATAAGATTCCGGCCGCTGCTGCGGTGGCGCAAGGGGCGCTGCCGACTGCTGCGCAGGCCGCCGCTCCAACAGCTCCGACTGGCGTTCTCGCGGGCGTGGCCCCGGAAACCAAGCTGCAGATTGCCAAGCTACTTTCTTCGAATAATCCCGCAGCGAAGGCGATCGGAACGTCGATGTTGCAGCAGGCCGCAAAACCGACCGAATATGGTTTCCAGACGCTTCCGGATGGCACAATCGTAAAGACCAATTCCAAGATGGGAACCGTTGAGCCAATCTATCAGGCGCCGACAAAGCAGACCTTTGGGGTGATAGGTGAAACCGAGGGTGGCAACAAAACATACGGGTTTATCGATGCCGCAAAGGGCAAGGTAACGCCGCTTGAGGTCGCAAAGCCCGGCGACGAGCGCCCGACCGTAACCGGCCCAGATGGTAAGGAAATTGTCATTCCCAAGGGCGTTGACGTTTCGACCTTCAAAAAAGAGGTTTCCAAGGCAAGTGCCGATGCAGCCACGGGTAAAATGACCGAGGTCCAGGGCAACGCCCAGCAGTTTGGAAACCGCATGGAAGCGGCTCAAGCCTCCATTACACCGGAAATGGAAAAGAACGCCGTGGGACTATCTGGCGCGGCTCAGCAGGCCGGTGGCGCCATACCTGTAGTTGGCGGCCCATGGCTGCAAAGCCAGGAATACCAGAAATATTCTCAGGCCAAGAGCCAGTTCATTACTGCGGTTCTCCGGAAGGAATCCGGCGCCGCCATCAGCCATGAAGAATTCAAGCGTTATGACAAAGAGTTCTTCCCGCAGCCCGGCGATAAACCGGAAACTATTGCCCAGAAGGCGAAGGAACGAAGTGTGGCTGTCGAGGCCATGAAACGCGTTGCCGGGCCATCCTATAAATCGCCGGATCTGGGGAAACCTTCCGATGAAGGCTGGACCGATATGGGCGATGGTATTCGCATTCGGGAGAAAAAATAGTGCCGACATTCGAACTGTCAGCCAATGGGAAGATATTCGAGATTGACGCTCCTGATCAGGGTGCGGCTGTCGGCGCGTTTCAGAAGATGAATGGCGGTGCAGCACCAGCCGCCCTCCCGCAGCCATCGATCACGGATGCCGTGACGGATATCCCTGCCGAGATCGGCCGGACGTTCTCATCTAATCTCGATACCTTCAAGGAAGGTGCGAACCGGGGCACCAAGGGACCGATCGAGGGTCTGATGTCCACGGGAAAGGCAGCGCTTGCCATTCCCGGCATGATCGCGTCTCCGGTCACGGGCGCTCTGCGGTCGCTGATTGGCCATCCCATGGCCCAAGCAGAACATGCTGTAGGCTCGCTGATAGCCCCTGAGATCGCCGCAAAAGATGATCCGCAGAAGATGTACCAGACTGCTGCGGGTGACGTGGAAACCGCCCTGTCGGCCGCGCGGCCGGGTATGGCACGTCCTCCGGTTGCCCCGGTCCCAACGGTCCCAGAACTCAAGGCAGCGGCCCGAGCTGGTTACAACGATCCTGCTGTGGCCGCTGTAGAAGTTCGCCAGCAACCAGTTGCCAATCTTTCAACTCAAATCGAAAATGAGTTGGCTACCCGTGGCTTTAGAAATCGCCCTAATCAGGGAAGGCCAGTTTTCGAGGAAATCCGCGATCTCGTTCCGCCTCAAGGCGTGGCATCTGTGCGCGTGGCTGATTTGCATTCGGCCCGAAAGGCTCTTGGTCAAATAGAGAAAGAGCGGGATACCGTTGGTCAGCCTACGTCAAATTCAGCCGCGGCAACGATTGCTAAACGGCATCTGGATGAATTTCTTCCGAACATTCAGCAGGCAGATGTTCTAGCTGGTGATGCTGCCCAAGCTTCCGCAATCATGCGGGAGGCTGATGCAAACTGGGGGGCGGCAAAGCGGGCGGAAAACGTTGATTTGCAATTAACGCGTGCCGATCGACAGGCCGCAAAAGCCGGCATGGGCGGCAATGTCGAAAATGCCATGCGCCAGAAGATTTCCTCCATCCTGGATAACCCCAAGCGCACAGTTGGATTTTCGGATTCCGAACGGCAGGCGATGGAGAGTATCGTTCGCGGAACCAGGACCCGAAATGCCTTGCGGGTCGGCGGCAAGATGGGTGTCAGTGGAGGGTTGTCCGGTCAACTGGCAGCTGCTGCCGCATATGGGACTGGCGGAGCATCGATCCCAGCAACGGCGGTAGGAACGATTGCACGGTTGTTGGGGCAACGTCTGACCGCAGCAGAAGGCCAACGGCTGTCTGAAATGGTCCGGTCTCGTTCCCCAGTAGCGCGAGGGAATGTAGGTACAACTGCCGTAACCCATGCCTTGACCAGACAAATGCCAAGTGCCCGCTCCGCCATTCTATACTCAGCCATCGTGGGCGCATTGATGCAGCCACAAAATCAGAGGGTGCGCTAATGGGCATCGCGCCTTCTTTGAGCTTTGATGGCCTTGCAAGTCCGGCAATTACGCCATCCTTCTTTGGTGAAATAGGTATTTGCTGGTGTGTACGCGTGCCCATATGGGCAATGGGTCTTGGCACGTTGCCGCTCGCCATTGGCGTCACCTCCGCAGGCCAAGCCTTTAAAGTTTCGGAAATTTTCCGGGCTAATCACTTCATCGTACGAGAGTCCTCGGTTAGCCCGGTCAACCACAGTGTCGATTTTAAGCCCGTTGATTTCTGCCAGCGCCGCAGCCGTATAAGATGCCCCATTAATGACCACTCGACGCGTAACGCGTTGATTGCGCTGTTGCTCTTTCTTGGTAGCCCAGTAGCAATTGTTAGGCTCGTAGTTGCCGTCGTTATCGCGGCGCTCGATACTCGTTCCAGAAGGGCGCTCGCCCATGTCAGAGACAAACTGAGCGAAACTCTCCCACTCCGGACAAACCGAAATCCCTCTACCTCCGTAATCCTTCCATTGTTTGAAAGATGGAGTGCGGCATCGGCGGCGCATGCCTTGCCAGACGGTGTAGAGCGGGTGGGGGTTTTTAAATGGCATGACAACATGTCTATCAGACAATTCCATGTAACGCAAGGGGAGGGCTGAACTTGCCCAGAAATGGCAGTGGCTCATACAGCCTTCCAGAAGCGGCATTCGTGCCGAACACGCCGATCAGTTCATCGGCCGTCAATAGC